ACCTTCTCGGAATACTCTTCCAGATCATCGTTTTCCAGTTCTTCCACCACGTTTCGGGGCAGCGGTGCGCGGCCACGATCCTCTGGAGGAGTATCGTCTACAATCTCAATCTCAAGGTCATCGACACCTTCAGACGGGATTTCGTCGGGGAACCTGAACTCTTCATCAGCCATGTCATTCACTCCTTATGCGCGGTACAGGCCGCGTGGGTCTTCAACGACAGCCTCAACGGTGTCGTCATTGATGATGCGCCACTCCGTTCCGTGAATACGGATGCGCGTGCCGGAATACGCCCGTACCAGAACGAAATCACCTTCTTTGCACCACGGCCCCGTGGGGAATCGCGTAGTGTCGCTGTATGCCATGTCGCCCATTTTTGCGACGAACAGTACCAGCGTGGTTTGCTCTTCGACTCGCACGGTTTCGGTCGATTTGATCAGCCCGGAATCTCCGAACGTCTCCTCGACTTTAGGCACCATGCAGAGCAGGCGGTAGCCTTTGGGTTGAGGCAGTTGTCGTGCCTTCTCCTCGGCTTCAGCTTGGGTTTTCTCTACGTTTACATCACTCATCAGCGTCCTCCAGACGTTTTGCAAGGTCATCGATAATTTGCTTTGCGTGGCTAAGACCCTGAATCACCCCACAAAGCCTTTGATACTCCGCGTAGTCCTTCACCCCACCACGGGTGAGATGCTCGGACACGATTTGCGCCTGTTCGTCCAACTTGAGGTTCAAGTAGGCAACGGCGGATTGCTGACTCATTTACCCTCCTTCTTGGGTTTTTGCTGCGGTTTGGCGGCCTGTTTGGCCTGCGCGGCACGTTGCTCGCGGTTATGCTCTATCTCTTGGCGGCGCAGGCTATGCTCGCTACCCATGCGGTAGCCATCCATCTCCTGCTGCGACTCTTTGAGCCGGGTCTGGTCTGCGAGATTGGCCGCGTTGATCTGGTTCTGCTCCTTCTTGTGCATCATGTCGTAGCCAAGGCGAGCGCCATCCAACTCGTTCCGCATCCCGATTTCTTTCTCGCGCAGGCGCAACTCGTCCTCACGGGCGGCGGCGTCTGCGAGGTCTTTCAGTTTCTTGCGCTCGATCTCAGCCATCTGAATCTGAGCATCAAGCTGAAGCTCTTGGGCTTTCAGGTCAGCCAACTGCTTCTTGATCTGCAAGTCCATCTGCTGCATCTGCACCAGCGGGTCTTGTGCTTGCTGTTGCGCCTGCTGCATCTGGGCTTCAGCCTGATCCTTCTGGAGGAGGCGGGCTGCGGCTTGTGCGGCAAGCTGCGACAGTTGAACTTCAATCTCAGGCGGGAGGTGCCCAAGCTCCTCATCGTCCCCGTCAAAGTCAGGAGGCGGCGGGAGGGATGCACCCAACTGCTTCTCAATCTCCTTCCGATACTGGAAGGCTACGTGTTCCATCAAATGCTCATTCGCCGCACCCATGATGGCTTGTGCTTGCGGACTCTGACCGACAATGGCCGAAATCTTCGGGTCTTGCATAGCCGCCATGTGGACAGAGATGTGCGCCTCATGGTCTTGGTACAGGAACGCCTTGACCGGCTTGCCGCGCAGGATCGCCATGTTCTCCGACACCGGATCAAGCGGTTTCATGTCCGCCTCGTCCGGGATCAGCTTGTCTGCGTTCTTGACACCCAGTGTCTCAATCATCTGCCTATGTAGCATAGGAAGATCATAGATATCGGGTGAAGCTTGGGCTAGCTGCATTACCGCTTGGTACTGCACCACTCGCTGGGCGAGGGTGGAGGCGTTGGGATCAGACACGGGGAGTACGTCCACCATGTCGTAGTCAGACTTTTTAGCCCCGGCATCCCCGATATTCGGCTCGTAGCCATACTCCTCCGGGGTGTTGTCCCGGATGATAGCTGCGATCAGCTTGAACTCCTGCTTCATGGCGTAGTGGATGCGGGCCTGTACAGCCGACATCACCTTCAACGCCCGCTCCAGAACGGCAAGCGTGGTGCCCACCGGGGCCTGAGCAGACATATCGGAGACGTTTAGATCGCTGGCAGCGGCGAACTGCTTGCCATCTTCTACGATCTTCTCCATCAATGCCGCCAGCGTCTGGCTAGGCTCCTTATAAGGAAGCGGCAGGATGTTGTCCCGGATGGCTCCGCTGGGGAGGTCTACGTCCCGGAACTCGCCGGGAGCGATGGGGGTATCGTCTCCCTTGATCCGAAGGCCACGGGCTTTCAGTCCACCGGGAAGGTTCGCGAGAGTACCCGCATCAACCAACTGACGAAGGAGGCTTGTAGCCGCTTGAGTGTGCCCACCGATGAGGTGGATGAGGCCGAAGTAATAGAACCCGAAGCCGGGGATGTATCCGTAATGGACGAAGTGCTGTCTGCGGAGCTTGAGCTTGTCATCTTCAAGCCAATTTCGACGGACGGCGAGGACGGTGCTAGTACCTTTTTCGATCGTGACGATGTACGGGAGCGCGATGCCGGTCGGATTACCTTTCTCATCCTTGTCCTCATAGCCTTCCAAGTCCAAGTTAACGTGCATCTCCAGAATCTGGAAACGATCATCCATCGACGCAGAGAAGCCCTGCTCCTCCGCTTTTTGCTTCTCAACGTCGTCCAACGTGCGGTGAGGCTCACCAAGGTCAACGTCCCGGTAGAACCCACTGACCTGCAACTTTCTCAGATCATTCTTGGTCTTCCGCATCCGGTGCGTGACACGCTCTGCGGACTCAAGGTTAGACGCCCCGTAGGGCACGATGATGTCTTCCGCGCCGATAAACAGCGCCGTCTGCCGGTCAAGTGACGGGTCGAAGTAGACTTTCTTGAAGGCGTTACCCGACAGAGATACAGACAGGAGGAGCCGCTCATGCTCGGGGCGATACTCCTGCATCACCTCCGTGATCTGATAGTTCATGTCCTCTTCTACCCGCTGGGCAGCGGCTAACTTCTCAGGCGTCTCTTTCCCGATGATTTTTGCCCGCACAGGCCCGCCTGCGGGGAAGGTCTCCATGATGGTCTCGGACTGGAACTTGACCGCCGACTCCATCAGCAGGGGGTGGAACACACCACACGCACCCGCCCAAGGCTCGCTGCGCTCCTCATACTTCAAGCCCAGCAGCTTCAAGCCTTTTATGTACGTGTCCAGCCACTCTTTCCGGCTGGAGATGTCACCGTCGTAGTCGCCCAGCAGATCGTTCGCGAGAGCGGCCAACTGCCCGTCATCCATCTCTTCCGCGAGGTTCATGTCAAACTCAGGCGAGTTCCCGTCTTCCCCTTCTTCCGGGAAGTCACCTTCTTCGCCTTCTGCGACGATATATACCTCTATCGGCTCTTCCGCCAACGCCTCAAGGCCCATTGGTGCGGCATACAAACCCTTATCAACGGCCATGATCTTTTTTGCTCCTAATAATAAGCTGCCCGTCTGGCGCGACGGGACTTGAACCATTGTACGGGTTCTGGTTCATCTGAGGGCAACTTGACGAACCCTCCCTGCCGGAACCGCAGCAGGGCAAGGGTGGTAGAGTCCACCAAGTCGTCATTCCTTCCCGCCGGGAAGTCGTTGCATTCCTCGACTACCTCCCACGCCCAACGCCTGTCAGGCGTCCACACAATTCCAGCAGAAAACAAATCAGAGACGGCATTAACACGACTAATCTTATCCTGACCTTTACCGGGAGTAAATTCACCTATCGGTACGCCCATACGCCGCATTTCCTGATACAGCGCAGCGCCATTAGACTTTTTCTCCACGATGAAAGCGTCAGGCTCCCACTCTTTATACTCCTCCAATACCAACTGCTTCAACTCCGGGAACTCAAGCCGCTTTTTGATGGCGTTTAAAAGAATAATATTGTGGTTGTTTGTCTCTTCATTAAAGAACACGCCCCACGTTGTCAGGGCGTTATAGTCGGCGCGGTTATTTGTTTCTTGGGCGGCGTCCAAGGACATGATGATGAACTCGCACCGTGGCGGGTTCTCGCTCTCCCAGACCTGCCACCACTCCCTCTTTATTAACGCACCCTCCTCGGAGGTGGGCTGCTGCATATACTGGGCTTGCCAGTACCGGGGGTCCATACCCGCCTTCTTCGCCATCAACTCGTCTAATGACCAGAAATCAGGCCAGAGCGGCTTATCATTCAGGATGGCGGGGAACTCGACCACCTCCCACTGATCGGCATCGTCGTTCTTCGTCATGTGGTCGATGATCTGACCCGTCAGGTCAAGTTTTGACCATCGCGTCATCACCACGATGATTGCACCGCCCGGCATCAGTCGCTGGATGGGGCCTGATTGGAACCACTCCCATGCGGGCATGAAGACATCGGGTCTTCCTTGCTTGGCTTCCTGTTCGCTATGAGGATCATCAATGATAAATAGGTCAGCACCACGACCGGCAAGAGCGCCACCAACACCAATAGCAAAATACTCCCCGTTAAAATTAGTCCCCCATCTAGAAGCAGATTTACTGTCCGCTTGAAGCTCGACTGTAGGGAAAACGTGTTTATAGGCATCGGTACCGACCAAGTTCCTCACGCGACGACCAAAGGACACGGCCAGATCAGCCGTGTGTGAGGCCATAATGACCTTCTTCTGGGGGTATTTTCCCAGAAACCATGCAGGGGCAAGGTAAGAAATCATCTCCGACTTGCCGTGTCGGGGGGCGATATTGACGATCACCCGTTTTTTCTTGCCTTCAGCGATTTCTTCAAAGATTCGGGCAAGTCTGCGGTGGTGTGGGCCTACGATATAGCCCGGATACACGAATTTTATGAAGTCCAAGAAGGATTCTTGGCTTCGGGTCTGGGTCATTTGGCTGTGATACTGCTTCAAAAGCTCCAACGTAGCCCGTTTTTCCTTGTCGGGCATCGTCGGTAGGGCAGCTTTCAGCTTCTGAACGTCAGAAGCGGTCAATTTTTGACTCATTTCGTGGCTTCTTCGCTCTTTATGTCCTCTACGGTGTACTCAATCCCCTCCAGAATGGTCAAAAGCTCCTTCTCGACCTCCTCAATCGGCTTAATCTGAACCGTAACCTCACTGCGCTTCTTGAATGCATCGACGCCATCGACCTCGCCCAGCTTCGACAGGGCAGCAATACGGCTGCGGCTGTCCTTCGCCTCCTCAATCTCCATGATCAGGCGGTTGACCACATACATTTTCAACTCGGATAGCTCATCGACCAGCATACAGTTGGTCTGGGCAACCATTCCGGCCAGATACGCCATCGTCTCATTGGGATAACGATTGTACTCGGGGCGCATCTTCGGGTTGGAAATCATCTCTCGCGCCAGAGTTTCTGCTTCTTCTATATGTTCCGGCGCAGGCTGGATAGACGTACCCGCAAGATCAGCTAGAACTTTAATAGTCCTTGCTCTCATGTCCAATTCTTCTTTTGGAGAGAGATTGGGCATCGCCTCGGCGGCGTTTTTGGGCAGGGGGATATCGGTATCTATTTCGGGAATCAGCGTTTGCATAGGTGGTAAGTCTATGAGGATTTTTTATATATACCAGAAAAATTGGCATGGAACCATATTTATAAAGGGGGGGTGTTCTGGTTTTTGGATTTTGTGGGGCTATTTGAGCGTTTTTTATTGTATGTCTGATCGCGGGACTCCGACAGCGTGCGCGGGGGGTGGGGGGCAGGTGGGGGGCCATAGGGGGGCCATATCACGCGGAAGCTTGACAAATACGATGTCATGATCTAAGATTCTCTCACGCTATCGGATTCCCTGATAGCAACACGGAGACACAGCCATGGCCGTAACCCTGATCATCAATGACTTCGGCGCTCGCGCCGAGGTGACCTTCTACACCGTGGAAGGGCTGAAAAACTACATCAAGCGCAACGGCACCGCGTGCTTGGTGGATGTACTCGGAAGCTTCGGCTCGCGCAATGTACTCGCAACGGCTGACTGGCTGGACACGATGGCCGGCGGCGTTGTTGAGTTCCCCTATGACGAATGCGACGAATGGCGCATGAACGAAATTGCCGAAGGGCGCATCGTGGACGAATGGTATCTGTAACCCAATCGGGGGCCGCGAGGCCCCCTTACTCACCACAGGAGATTGACTATGAAGCTTATCGGATTCTTTGCTGCTGTCGCGCTTGCGTTCCTCGCCTTCGCGATTGGTTATGAGTGGAACGTAGCGGAGACTGCTCCGCTCGCGCTTGGCTGGTTCGGGGCGACGATCCCCGCAGTGCTGGTGATGTCAGCCTACGTGCTAGGCCGCATCCCCTGAGCCCCCGCGCTCCACGAGCCCGCCGCAAGGCGGGTTTTTTTGGTCTCGTTGAGACC